ACCAGTTTATGTTCGCGTTGCTGGTGGAACAACTAATATGCCAGTCGGCGAGTTTGAAGCAGCGCCAGATGGCACAACTCCAGCCAATACAATCTTGATCACAACTGTAACTTTTGGCAGTACAGCAGACTCAAACGGAGTTGCATTACTCATTCTCAAAACTCGCAATAATTCTTAATAGGAGGCAAAATAAATTATGAAATACCAAGCAGGAAAAGACACCATCATGAGAGCAATCGACAGCAAAAGCATGGGATTCAGCGGAATGGCACAGGACGGCGTTTCGCTGGGTCTTTACGGCAGATTTACAGGGGCAGCGCGAGATGCGGCAATATCTTCCACTAACAGTTTTCTTGTCTCTGAACTTGAACTCCGTGACCCTATAATTCGTACACCATTGACCACTTTTACATACGCCCAAAATGTGCCTGTTGTTGTTGGTGGTGGATGGCAGGAAAATATTTCTAACCTCAATATTGGTTACGGCTCTGCGGGTGCCGCTAACAATGCTAATGTATCAACTGGTGGCGCAACGGTAGCACCAACGATTCAAGCAAATTTCACCAAGGACATCTATTCGACCCACATTTTCAGACAGCCTCTTTCGATTGACGAATTTGATATTTTGCATCAAAAAGTAACAGGGCGCGACCTTGAAACGCTTTTGAAAGACGGCGTTCGTATGAACTATGATAAACATATGGATGAAAATGCGTTTATAGGTCTTAGCCAATATGGTACTGGTGGACTGCTTAATTATCCTGGCGTATATGCCAATGCTGTTGCAGATGGTGCAGAAACAGGTTCTCCAACACAGTGGGCACAGAAAACACCAGATGAGATTCTTACCGATGTCAATGATGCTATTGCTTATACGTGGGCTGCTGCTGGCAATGATATGAGTGCAATTCCAAATCATATTTTGCTCCCATTTGCACAGTATCAGTGGCTCGTGTCTCACAAAGTTTCTGAATATGCTGACAAGTCAATCATGGATTTCCTTATGGCAAATAATATCGTGAACAAATTCGGAGAGGAACTTGTTTTTGGTGTTGGTCTATGGGGCACAGGAGCAGGTGAGGGCGGTACCGACCGCATGGCTGTATATCGTATGGAAAACAAGTTTATTGAATTAAGAGAGTTACAGCCGCTCACTCGTATGTATTCTTTGCACAATCCTTCAACAAATACATTTGATACCAACTATGCAGCCAACATCTCACAATTGAGAGTAATGTACCCTCAAAGTATCTCATATTGGGATGGTATATGACGGTATTAAATTATTTAATATTGCATAATTAAATAACATATAATCATTAACCGCCAACGGGCGGTATTTTTATGCTTAAAAACGGAGGATATTTATGTTTATTCAATCTAAAAAAGCTTATAAATGCAAATATGGTGCTCAAATCACAGATATTCGAGCAGGGGACGTTATTCCAGTACCAGACGAAATCATCAATTCAAAGATGTTCCAGTGGGCGGTTAAAAGCGGCAATATAACCTATGTTGGCGCACCACCGGTCTCGGTAACGGTCACCAAAACACCTGACCAATTGGCAGCAGAAGCGGCACAGATTGCCACAGATGCAGCCGCAGTAGCAGCAGACGCTAAAAAAGGCAAGGCTTAAACGTCTTGCCCCTCTTTTTGAGGGGAGGCACTTATAATGTACGACTATGGTAACGTTTCAATCGAAAAACTCATGGCAGACAAGGTGAAAGCCTCAAATATGTCTTATGGTGGCAATCCTGCTTACGCTTCAACTGATTTTTTATCATTTTTCCCACAATTTACAGCAGTTTGCACTTCACCGGACAGCGGAATTACGCCCCCACAAGTGCCAAACGCTCTTTTGCAAAATTTTATAGACCGCGCGAATGCTTCCTTATTCTATAGCAGATACTTTGACAACTGGACTTACTGCATGGGGCTGTTTATAGCTCACAATATTACTTTGTTTTTGTCAGCTTCACAAAGTACAACGGCAACTGGAATTATAAGTGGTGCAGAACCAATTAAGCCCACTGCCTCTGAATCTGTGGGCGATGTGTCGGCAAGCTACGACACCAGTGTAATGACCGATGATGCCAAAGGTTGGGGAATGTGGAAAACTACATCATATGGGTTACAACTCATAGCATATGCCAAATTAGCGGGCATGGGCGGCATGCTCGTATGACTAGGGTTACGCACAAAGTCAGTAACGGCGGTGTCGAGGGGCTTTTGAAGCGCGTTGCAGAGTTAGCCTCACACAAAATTGAGGTTGGTGTGGCACAAAAGGATGACAAAGAAGGGCGTAAAGGCGAAGTTGGCAATGCTGATTTGATTTATATTCACACAAACGGCGCGCGAATTGCACCGGCTCGGCATGAGATGCAGAAAGAAATTAACAAGGGTACTAAGTATTCAATAGCATTGCAGATGTACATGCATGAGCACGGTAGTCAGATATATCGTATTCCGGCGCGTCCTATTATCGAGCCTGCAATAGACAATGCAAAAGCCAAAATTGCAGATGAGATGAAGCAAGCGCTGGAATCCGCCTTAAACGGTGACGATTACATGGATGTTCTTAAAGGCGCCGGACAGTTTGCACGAGATGAAGTAAAGGACTGGTTCACTAATTCTTCCAATGGCTGGGCGCCAAACGCAAAAAGTACTATTGAGGGTTGGACTGCACCGTGGATTGACCCAAAAACAGGGAAACATCCATTTTTTAAAGGCAAAGGTTCTAATCAGCCCTTGATTGATACAGGAAAAATGCGCCAAGCCATTTCTTTCACCATTGACGGAAAGGATGGTAGCAGTGATTAATGTATCAAGAATTATTCATTCTCGCAATTTTGAAATGGATATCACAATCATTCGCACTCATGGTGGCCATTGGACTGGTACAGAGTATGTTGGCACACAGGAAATTATTCAAGTCAAAGGCATTCTTGTAAGTCCGAAAAACTCAAAAGAGATTCAACCGACAGAACAAGGCGATCAAGCAACCGGATTTGTAGAAGTCTACTTCGATGCCAACACTCCGGTTTATACCACGCGTGACCGTGAGGATAATCACAATAATATTTCAGACATTGTTGCTGAAAATTACGGAACTCCTTATCAAGTAAACTACCGCGTAACCAATGTATTTAATCGCGCAACATGGGGCTTCTATAAAGCCGAAGCGGTGAGAATGGGGGCAATATGAGTCTTTACAATGACCTAATGCTTGTTATAAAAAACGTAACAATTCAAATGCTTGCAAACGTCACAAATGCCCCCATGCCTCCCGTTATTAGTGTAACCTCCATGATTAGCGGCTCTAATACTTTGGCTGTGTCAAGCACATCTAGCACGTTTGTGGGGGCTTTAATAGTTGGCAACGGCATTCCTGACAATACTACAATAACTGACGTTTCAGACGATGGTATAACGCTGACTCTATCGCAACTGGCTACAGCAACGACCGATAGTGGACAAGTATTTGTCGGTGATGTGCAAAACGTCATACCTCTTAATTATCCCGACAGTCCAGCAGGCATTCAGAACGCTCACAGCGATTATGCTTTTTACCTTGTTACATTTACTGACCAAAATATTAACAGGCAAATGGATGTTTCAACCGACACGGCAGGGAATCGCGTAACTACATATGTTCGAAACCTAAAAATAGACTGGCAAATTTACGGAGATGATGCCTTTGAATGGTCTGATACTCTCCGTATTATGTTATACGACCCAGATATAAGGGCTTTATTTGCAGCACAGGGAATTACATTAATTCCTGCTATCAATGAACCTGTTTTTATTCCCGAACTCAAAGGGAATCAGTGGTATCACCGCTATGATGTGTCTGCAAAATTTAATCAGCTTGTCATCATGCAAGTTCCATCCCAAGTTATCAATAGTACAAACATCACAATCGAGGACGATAAAGGAGTGATAGTTACATGCCAATTTTAGACCTTACCGATATCTTAAATATAAGTGTAAATATGCCAGCAGTAGCAGCACCCGCTCCGAGTTTTTCGCTCGGATTAATCCTCTCACAAAACACAGTAATTTCAACAACTGACCGCGTTAAAACTTATAATTCGGTTACAGAAATGATTACGGCAGGATTTGAAACAGGTGGAGCTGAAGTAAACGCGGCAACCTTGTATTTTGGGCAATCTCCGGCTCCGTCACAAATAGCAGTAGGTGTGCAAGGTGCAGGAGAAACACCAGTACAAGCTCTGACAGCTTGCAGAACAGCCAATAACTTATGGTATGGCTTTGCTGTATTGGGCGCGGTGGATGCCGATATCGAGACTTTAGCGGCATACGCAGAAGCAACGCCTAACACAGCACAATTCTACACTACTTCAAGTGCAGCAGTCTTGGCAGGCACGGCAGGCAACGTAGCTCTTACATTGCAAGCAACTAAATATAATCGGTCATTGGGTATTTACAGTACCACAACAGTTGACGCGGCAGCGGCGGTTATGGGCTATGCGTCCGGTGCAAACACAGGCACATATAATTCGTTTACGCTTGCAGATAAAGCACTTATAGGTGTAACACCCGAACCAATAACCGAAGGGCAACTGCAAGTCCTTGAAGCTGCAAACATCAACGTTTATACCACTCGCTTAAACAGATTTACTATTTTTGAACTCGGCGTAATGGCAAGCGGTGCGGACTTTGGAGACATTGTCGGCATTGACATATTGGTTCAAAACATTCAGACAAATGTTATGCAATTGCGTATGAACTCCGCAAAAATACCTTTGACAGATGCAGGCGTAGCTCAATATGATGCTGCGATAGCACAAGCCCTAACAGTCGCGTTCAACGCTGGATTCCTAGCGGCAGGCGTATGGGATGGTTCAACGGTTGGCACACTCACAAACGGTACTGCAATGCCTAACGGGTACTCTATTCAAGCCGGTAGCGTCACAAATCTTTCAGCAAGTGATAAATCGGCTGGCAATGCTCCGGCGGTTTATGTGTGCATTTATAAAGCCGGTAACATTCGCAAATTCGTACTTACCATCGATGTAAGTCAGTAAAGGGGGGGAATAGACAATGCCAAGAAATACAACTTACGATTTTACAAGCATATCAAATACAATATCACATCCATTACAAGGTCAGAATCAAGTAACTGGTGAAGGTATAGGCTCTGTCACTGTCACAATGACGGACGATAGAACAAAAATGGACGTTGCGGCAGACGGTGCTGTCATGATAAGCAAAATTCATTCCGGTATTGGTTCGGTTGCGTATGAGATACAGCAAACATCAGCATTAAATCAGTGGCTTATTAATGTTTATAACGCCGTTGACATTCTCGACCCTAGTTACTGGGCGCAATTCAATATCAGTATAAACGAGTTGTACAGTAACGGAATAAAAATAACAGCTTCAGGCGCTGCATTTCAGAAACTCCCTGACCACAAAAATGCTCAAAACGGTGATAATGTGACGTGGACTTTCTTGTGTGCGAACATTACGGAGGTGCCAATATAATGTTTGAATATAAAAATCGCAAATTTGATTTTAAAGTGCCAGATCCGTTTTCGGGTTGTGTGATTTATGATGCGATTATAAGTTACAATATTCCATTTGGTGCAGGCGCACTTTTTGGGCTATCACCTAAAATCCCAATGTCAACTGAAAAACTCATTGAATTTCAGAAACTCTGCTTGCAGAATTGTAATGAGGATTTGGGAGTAGCTAAACCAGCTGTTGTTGATGTACGAGGCTATGTTGCAATTACAGATGCTGATGCTCCACTTTTAGTGGCTCTTACGGTGCAGTTTATAAGTTTTTTTACCCATTGGTGGCACGACGCCACCCCCTCAATTTCCGCCCAAGAAACCCAAAATACAGCGTCGTAAGTTCCTCAAACGTAAGGGATGAAATATACGCACCTGTAATGGCAGGATTTTGGAGACAGTGCGAAGTGACAGACGGTACTTACAATTACATTGATTGGCTGAACATCATGGAGCTTATGCAAATTCGCAGTGAAAATCAATGGCGAGATTATGAAACTGGGAGGGCTAAAGAATAATGTCAAAATACGTTGAAGATTACTTGATCTCTCTCGGGTTCGATCTCGACAGTGACCAAGCCAAAAAGTTTCTTGCGTTGCAAAAAGAAATCGAAAAAAGCAACACAGATGCAGAAAAAGGAGCACAGAAGTCGGATGGATCCGCACAACAGCGCTCTAAAAATTCTAAAAATCGTGTTACTCAATCTAAGCAGGAATTAAATTCCATTGCTGAACTCCAAAAGTCACTAAAGCAGATAGAAAATGTGTGGGGAAATGTTCAGTCGGGTAATGTGTTTGGCGCATTTGCTTCGGGGATGGCTGGTGCAAAAAGTTTTAAAAGTTTGCTTGATGAAATTCAAGACTTT